AGCCGCATCTTGCTCGACCTCATCAGTCTGAACCGGAGCGCCTTTAAGGAATTCCAGGTTTGTATTTTTGGGGCCATCATATTCGAAGACATCGCCTGCTTGACGCATGCCGTTGTCAACGAAACAGAGTGTTTTTGCGCGAACTTGTGCCATGTGTTATCTCTCCTGTTAAACCACAGTAAAGCCAGAAGCGTAAAACTTCTTGCCGTCTTGGATGTCCATCACTACATCAGCAAGCACATTACCAGCGGTAAATGTTCCTACGATTGTGTAACGTGCGCCCAAGTAGCGTTGGCCAGTAGATGCAATTTGCGGGTTGATGAGGACAGCGACGTTCTTGCCTGCAACCAAGTCAGCCGTAACGACTGCATCAGAAGAGCCAAGAACAACAACACCAGATGACAGTGCTGCGTTGGTAGCGCCAATCACTTCAAACTTAACAGAGGTGCCGCCAGCCAAAGCTGTGGTCACTGCAAAGTTCATATAGAGATCGCTACCTTCGCCCATGTCGCGGGCAACATTCAAGTCAATAGTATCTGTAGACACGGCAGTGGTAGTCAATGCCTGATCTGTCGATACGCGTAGTAATTTATCGGTAATCATGATTTGTTCCTTTTAGTTAATGGGTTGATTAGGACACTACAGCTTCAGCATTGATAAGCGAATCAACGCGACGAAGCGGAACGCCCAAGAATGACAACCAGCTATAAGGTACGCCGAATTGGCTCAAGCCTTCATTGATCTTCAGAACATATTGTGATTTGTCCAGAGCAGCGATGCTCAAGCCAGAATGCACAGTACGGTTCATGTAGAACGCTGCACGGCCCATTGCCATATTAGGAATACGATACAAAGAACGTGCCATCAGCTTAACGATGTTAGTCGCGGCAGCAGCAGTTTGAGTATTTGCTTGAGCGATCAAGTCTGACACGTCGATGTTGCAGATGCGAACAACGTAGCGCCAATCTTTAACGACCAAACCATTCTTCCACTGGTAGCGAGTTGCGTACGCTTGCAGACGGGTACCGTCGCTGTTGTACACGGTTTGCTCACCCAAGTCTTCATGGATCAAACCAGCTTTAGAGCCTTTAGGGAAATGGCAATACACAGTGTTGTCGCCCCAAACTACGAGGTACACAGAGGTATTGTCAGAACCAGAACCACCGGCGCTCAAAATGTTTTGTGCGTTGGTAGCAGACAAGCTCGAATAGCGTGGAGCCAAGCCGAGGTATTGCTTTGGATCTGTACCAGGGTTGCCGTAGAACATAGTCGTGGCTTGAGTCTGGTTCATTGCTTCCAAGAAGGCGCTGTCTTCAGACAAGCGGAATTGAGCGGTGTTACCGTTCAACATCGCCAAGTCTTTATCGACTTCAGAACGCGCTTCCAAGATACCAGCCGCTTCATCAACTTGTGCAGTTGTTGATTTGGTTGATGGAATACCTTGGTTCAATGCACGCCAGTAGACGCCAGGCAGACCAGTACGAATAACAACGCGTTCGCCAGTAGGCAAGTTGCCTTCTTTGAATACGCAGTCTTCGAGGATTTCGTTAGATTGAGAAAGTAGTTCCGCGATGATTGGAATACGACCATCTGGATCAGTTCGTTTGGCCCAATCGGCCAGGGTAAGGTTAGAGGTTGCAAGAGTTGCCATGATTTAGCTCCTATTAAGATTGCTGATTAGAGTAGAGTGCGGCTGCTTTCGCGTTGAAATCTTGTGGCCCTGAAGGCTTCCCGCCAGCGCCAGGTGAATTTCCTACAAAAGTATCCTCACTAATTGCCTTGCCTGCTCTGAACATAAACCGAATTACTTCGGGATTATTGCCTAGACCAGACTGTACAAGCAACGTACGCAGTTCGGGCGTGCCGAATGAATCAAGCGCTTTCTTCGCAACGGCCATGTTTTCGTTAAGCTTATCGCCACCGAATTCTTTGTCCGTTTGTGATTGTTGCGCCCACTCATTACGAATGGCCTCCACCTGGGCAAGTTGACGTTCCGCTATTTTCGGCCCCATCGACTCCACCAGTTTTTGCGCGGCATCTTGAGTCAAGTTCAACTCTTTAGCAACTTCCGAAAAGTTTCCAATCATTTCGGCGTCGAATTCTTTCCCTTCAGGGGGAGTGAATTCGTACTTTTCAGGTGCGCCTTGTGGCTTTTCAGCCGGGTCACCTTCTGTGTTGCCTTCAGAATTATCAGTATTGGCCGGCTCCGCGACTTGCTGATCTTGTCCTTCTGATGCTTGCTGCTGACCTCCATAGAGAGCGTCTGCCGTCACTTGGCTCCCATTGGAGTGTTGCGATGTTTGAGCGCCGTCGTTGGTTGTTGAGGCTGTATCAGTCATCTGCGTTTCCATTTGAATTCTCCTTAACCATTTGCGGGTAAAGCTCCGAGCAATGCGTGTGAATCAGTGAAAGCGTGCGATTGCCGAAGTTCCGATTACCTTCAGCGAATGCCATAGACATCGCGTTGGTATTGAACGACAGCCGGAACACACCCGCCTGATCCAGAAGACGCCAGATAATCCGACGACCCCGCTTGTTGCTCATGAGCCATTTGAGATCTACCTCTTCATTCTCGCGTACAAGTTTTTCGCGAAGCTTTTTATCAGCCTCGGTCTTCTCCTGACTGCGAAGATCTAGAGGATCGTAATTACTCATGACGCCAATCTATCTAAAGCACATATGGATACGGGCACCATCATGCAGCCACTTCATTGACAGTCACAATGACTGATGGAGTAATTGGCCTGGTTGGGCTAGTTCCTGCGGCGTCATAGTGAAGCCGAACATTGGTGTCTGGTGTGTTCCACATGATTTGAAAATAGTCACCAGCATTGGCTTCAACAAAAAAGTTCCATGCCGCAACCATCTTGGCGGCATTGGCTCCGCCGCTGATTGTGACCTTGGTGTTTGAATCAGGTACATCGACTCCGTTCCTTCGAAACCATATATCCACAACATCATTGCCTGAATTAGACCTATCTAATTGAGTTGAGAATTGGATGTTGTAAATGCTTGCGCGGTCTACAGTAATTTTGTTGGTGTCGACAATTGATACGCCTCGAGATATGTCAGTTTCACCCAAAGACATTGCATACGCTGTGTTTGCTGATGCGGCAACTTGTGTCGCATTGTGATGAAACAAGCCAACGCGTGGCGCACGCTGAAAGTAAAGCTCTGACCCATCAGGATCTTTAACGCCGACGATGTCGCCGGTCGTATCGTCATACAGCCAAGGTGCGCCCTGGTATTTTTGGCGTGCCATTATTTTTTGTCCTTGTCCTTGCCGTACAGCATTGAAGCTCGGTTGTCATTTGTTGCGTTTTCAGTCTGTCCAATTCCCATGTCGGTGATCTGTAGCTCAATGCCCATTTCTTTGCCTTCGCCTTGAGTCTCGTATGCGCGAGTCATCTTCACATAAGCTTTAGCAGTGATAGTCATTTCGGTGCCAACCTTTGGCAACGCAGAAATGCCAAGCTTTTCAAGCTCTTCTTTCCCCAACGTAAGGCACAGGCCGTACGGGTAACGCGGCTCATCTGCCTCAATCTCACCAGGCATTTCTTCACGCTTGGGCTGTTGCTTCATGTTTATGAGTGCCATAATTTTCTCCTTAAACTTGTGATGGCGATGGGGATCCATAGCCACTAAATTGATTCATGATGTCCATGCCTGCATTTGTACCGGCACCAGTTTGCACTGTTCCAAGGTTCTTACCAACTTCAGACATCTGTTTGACTTGCTCCATCTGGGCGCGCTGTGCGTCCATCTTGGCTCGAGCCTGGCGTACAACTGCCACCTGGTCAGTGCCAACAATGAGGTTAGGATCAACGCCAAGCATGTCGGCATATGCATCAGCCCATTTGTCAGCATCAAACTTATCTAGGACTTCAGGCTTGAAGGTGGCCACAGATCCAAGGTTGGCCACATAGCGATCAACGCTGTTGGTGCCAATAGCACGTTGAGCCTGGGCAAGCATTGATACAAACTCAACACTTAACTCCATGCCTTGCAACTCCTGTGGTGGTGGCGGTATAGCGCCGGCCTCCAGCATGCGTTGGAATGTCATGTCGATCAGTGGATCAAGCAACTCGTTGTGCAAGCGCTCCATCACCGGCCCAAGCATCAACAGCTTCTCTTCATGGCGCTCGGCCACTTCGGTTGCCGTCATGCGAGTGTCGGTTGCGTTGGCCAACATCAAGAACAAGTCAGCATAGAAGCCGCCACGAATACGTTCGCGCACGTCTTGGATGTCACCAAGCAAGTGTTGCAAGTTCAGGTTGACCTCGAATGCTGTCTTGATGCCCGCGGTCTGTCCGTCATAAAACGATATACCACCAGGCAGCGACTCAACATCGCGGTTCTTCATTGCTGTAGGCACTTGCAATGGTGGCTTTGTCTGGTAGTCGATGACCTGGGCCTTGCGAAGCTGCTCATGCTGCAACTGCTTCACGTCACCCAAGCATTCCATGCCAGGGCTATTGCCATAGATGTCACCGCCTGCTGTGGCCCAACGTGGCACCAATGCAGGGAAGTCTTTATATCCAGACTCGCGCAGAAAATCTTTAGGGTTGCCGCCAACCTCAAAGGTATAGCTGCCCCAGGCCATGTTCAATGCATCCTTTTTACGGGTGTCACGATCAGCGCGTGGCTCGATAGCCTGGATCAGTCGTATCCACTGGTCAAGTGAACCACGGTC